GGACCAGATCCCGCCCGCCAAGCTGACCCCGGAGCAGCTCTATGCGCTACTGATCGCCATCGACGCGAAGCAGGGCCAGATCGTGCGTGACGTGACCATCGTGCGCGAGCGCGTGGAGCGGGTGGAGGAGGATCAACGGGACTTGCTTGCCGCCTGGCGCGCAGGCGGGGCCGTGCTGCGCGTCGTCAAGTGGGCATCGGCCGTAGGTGCCGGCATCACGGCCATCTGGGCTTTCATCAGCACGAGGTAAGACCCGCAATGCTCAACATCGACTACATCCACCAAGCCCTCGTCAACAGCGGCGCCTTCACGAGGGCTAAAGACGGCGAATGCCTCCTCGCTGAAATCGACATGGTGCGGGTTGTCTCCACCGGGGTCAGGGATCGGGCGGGTGTGATGAGGCTGGCTGTGCAGTTCCTGCGGCGTGGGGAAGTGGTGAGCGAGGCGTCCTACGAGTCCTTCGAGGTGGGGGACGTGCTGGCGGTCAGTTTAAGCGGGCCGGGCTTCATCCCGCTCCATGTTGAGCTTGGAGAAAAGTGATGAATCAGCCGAAGTTCTGGGCCAAGTTCAAGGACCGCGCCAGCAAGCTGGTGCCAGACCGCTGGGTGCGCTGGGCTGTGATCTACATCCCACTTGTCACCGGCGCAGTGCTGTTTGCGCTGAAGGTGGCCGGCGGGATGGGTGACATGGTGGATTATGTGCTTGAATCCGGCGCGCGGTCGGTGCCAGTGCTGATCGGCCTATCCATCGCCTACGGCGCAAGCGTCGTGCTGGGCTGGAACCTGGACAACTCGGAGCGGGCGAAGTACCAGCGGCTGCTTGTCGCGGGTGGTCAGAACGCGCGCGGGGCCTTTCTTGTCCTCGCTGGCGAGGCCGCATCCGTCCTTGCGCTGGCGTACATCATCCTGCGCGCGCTGCTGGCGTGGCAGGGCTGACGATGCGCAGCTTCAAGAATCTTCTGCTCGCGTATCGCTGGCGTCTGTGGCTGTGGCGAACCGAACTCGCCGGTTGGCGCTTGTGGGAGATTCGGTGCTACCCGGATGGCACTGAAAAACACGTATTCAGGTACTCGTGGCCATGATTCGCCTTTCTACGGCCTTTCTGCTGGCATCGCTACTGCTGGGCTGCGCAGTGGGCAAGCATGCTGAGCCAGTCGTTGACACGGCCATAGCTAGTGCGGCGCAGTCTGTCTCAGATCGTGCCGAGGAAGTGCAGGAGGCCAGTGGGGACATCACTGTGCCTGTCATCCTCGCTCTGCGCGAAGCGGCGGACAGTATCACCAGCGAGCCGCTGCCGGAGCCTGTCACCAGCATCGACCCGGCGGTGGTGGCTCTCGTTGTTCGCTGGGAGGTTGGAAGCCCTGCGCAGTACGTCCGTAAGTACCAGGGCGTCATCTGCCCAGGGGGTGCTTCTGGCCCTACGGTTGGGATTGGATACGATCTTGGCACGCAGACGCCATCTGCTATCCGGGCCTCTTTTGGCTGGCACCCCGATGTGGAGGCACTGGTGACCGCCAGCGGCCAGACGGGGCCAGACAGGTGCGCCGCATGGCGAAGCAAGCATATGCGCATCCGCGTGAGCTACGACGATGCAATCCGCGTTTTTGAGACGCAGGATTGGCCGACCTACCAAGCAATGGCCGAACGGGCCTACCGCAATGGCTGGGCCGCGCTGACCCGCAACCACCAGGGCAGCCTGACCAGCAATGGCTACAACCGGGGCTTTAGCTTCCTTGGCTCGCGGCGTATCGAGATGCGTCAGATCCGTGACCGATGCGTCCCAGATACGGACGCGCACTGCACGGCGGCGCAGTTACGTGCGTCTTGCCGAGTCTGGGAAGGCACCGATATGTACGCAGGGCTGTGTGGGCGCAGGAAGGCCGAGGCTGACTTTGCGGTGCGTGAGTGAGCAGATACGTCGGGCTGGATCGCGCCGATCTTCCCGCGTGCTACCGCGACCGCGCGCAGCAGATCGCGGACGGCGACGACTTCCAGCCCGTGTGCGCCCTCAGTGTCGAGTTCGACAAAGATGGCAAGCCCGCACTGGCGCTTTTCGGTGCGTCAAGCGGGATGCCGGCCCGCGAACAGGCGGCGCTGCTACTCAATGCGATCCAAGCGCTTGCCTATGCGGCCGAAGCCTGTAACGCCAACGCATCCAACTGAGCCCACCATGACCCATACCCCCCTTTACACAGCGATACGGCAAGCAATCGCGCGGCTCTTTCTGGAGTCGTGCCGGTGACAAGCTGGTGGTTGGCGTGGCGCTACGTCGCCATCCTCGCGCTGCTGTTGGCCGTTTCCGTGGCGGTAAACGTGCGCCAGTGGGGAGAGCATCGCGCAGAGCAGAGGGCGCGCGCAGCTGAGCTACAAGCCGCAGCCTACAAGGCCGGATTGCAGGTCACGGCCAGCATCGCAAAGCAGAAGCCGAAGGACGACGCCAAGCTGCTGCAAGCCGTGGATCGCATCGAGGCCCGTGTGAACAATCTCGCCAACCAGAAGCGACCGCCCGCCCTGCCGCCTCAGTGCGCTCCGGGCAAGGCGCGGATGGATGCGGTGAACGCGGGGGCTGACCGGTGATCCGCTACGGAGACAAGAGGTTCACGCATGACGATGCGGAGATGGTGCGTACAGCCATTGCCGGCGCCATCGGCGGCGGAGAAGCTGCCGCGCGGGCGGGAAACTACGGCCTCGGCATTGCGGGTGCCGTATCAATCATGCTGGAACATGCTGACTATCCGGGCGGCGTAGAGCAGTTCAGAAACGGCGTCATGTTCGATCCAGACATGGCGCCACCGGACGCCAAGGCGGTCATGATCGCGCACTACGAATCATTCCAATCGCATGAGGCGTTCGTATCCAGCTTCGCGGAACGAGCAGCCCATGCCCTCGCCGGATGGGCCGACAGGCTGCGACAGAATCCGCCCAGCGAGGATGAGAGGAGGGCGCTCGCATGACCCGCCTGATCCTCGCCGTTGCATTGTGCGCAACACTCACCGGCTGCCCGCGCTGGATCGTCAAAGCCGACCCCGTGCCGGCGCAGTGCGATGCGCTGTGCTATGTGGACGACAAGACCGCCGACGACTCGGCCTGCGCCAGCCGCGCCAAGTGGGAAGGCTCTCCGGCTGACCCTGCGGCCATCGACTCGCTGATCTACGGCACCGTTCCGGCCCTGCGGAAAGAAACCTGGACCTGCGGCGTGCGCCTCAAGGCGTGCCAGCAGTGCATCGACAGGCTGGTGAAGGCTGGCGTGGTGGTGAAGCCGTGAGCGCTGTTCTCTGCGAGATCAAGCTCGAGTCGTCGGAGCTCGTAGATGACTTGCGCAAGCTGGCCGACAAGATCGAATCGGGCGACGTGGACGCGCATACCGCATTCGTCGTCACAAGCCACCGGCAGATGGGGATTACCACGACGGTCTGCGGCGAGCGCATGACCTACTCGGGCCTGATGGGTTTGTTGGCCTATGCCAGCCACCACCTGTACCAGAAAGTCATAGAAACATGACTCTCCCCCACGAACTACCCATCACGAGCCCAGTCGCGTGGTGCTTCATCTGCGGTGATCCCTACAACGACTGCCCCACGCCCGCCATGTGCGGGATTGTGCGGCCTGAGACCGAACGACCTCAACCCCCGGAGGACACATGGGCATCCCATCCAAAGGCACCGGCTTCAACGTCGAAGTCAACAGCGACGACCCCGAATCGGCGCAGGATTCCGCGATACCTACACTAATGGCGGCGGAACATGACCACCATCCGCCTCGCCGACCACGACTGGCTCACCGCCGCCAGCGACACGCCGGCCAACCACAGAAACGCAGAAAGCCCCAACACCTAACCAACAGGCCCCCATGCTTCCAAAAGACGCTCCTGCCGACATCGCGCAGGCATACAACTCAGCCACGGACAAGCAGCGCGCGCTGGCTGTCGCCCTAGGTTCCGGCATGGGCAAGGAAGAATCCATGCTTGCGGCTGGGTACTCTAAGCGCCAGTCCAAGAAGTGCGAAGTCGCCGACCACCCGCGCGTCGTGAAGATCGCAACATGGCTTGGGCAGCGGGCAATTGAGAAGGAAGCTGACAAGGTAGAGCGTGCCATCGAGCGCATGGCGGACATCGCAACTTTCGACGTGAAGGACACCTATGGGGCGGACGGCAAGATGCTCCCGCCGAATGAATGGCCGGAAGCGGCACGCAAGGCGTTTTCAGGCTTTGACGCACAGGGCAACCCGAAGTTCTGGAGCCCCATCGACGCGGCGGAAAAGCTGTTCAAGGTGAAAGGAAAGTACGCCGACAAGGTGGAAGTGGACATCACCGACAAGCTGGCGGATGCACTGAGGTCGGCGCGTGAGCGTGCAGCTAACCGCTGAACAGCAGCTTGTAGAGGACATCGCCGGATTTACCCATGACCCGTTGGGGTATGCGCTGTACTGCTTCCCTTGGGGCGTTCCTGGCACGGAGCTGGAAAACAAGCGGCTGCGGAGCTGGCAGCGCGAGGTTCTAGACGGCATCGGCCAGCGCCTGCGTTCTGGCGTTGTGGATCTTGGCGAGGTTATCCGCGAGGCCACCGCATCCGGGCACGGAATCGGTAAGTCTGCGCTGGTTTCCATGCTTATCAAGTGGGCGATGGATACCCGCGAGGATACACGCGGCGTCATCACCGCCAACACCGAGAAGCAGCTCCTGACCAAGACGTGGCCGGAGTTGTCCAAGTGGCACCGCATGAGCCTGACGGCGCATTGGTCCACACTGACGGCCACCGCGCTGATCTCCAACGCGGTTGGGCACGACAAGACATGGCGCATCGACGCCGTGTCTTGGAGCGAACACAACACCGAAGCCTTCGCCGGCCTGCACAACGAGGGCAAGCGGCTGCTGCTGGTTTTCGATGAAGCCTCCGCCATCGCTGACCGGGTGTGGGAAGTGGCCGAGGGCGCACTGACCGACGAGGCTACTGAAATCATCTGGACCGTGTTCGGCAACCCGACCCGCAATACAGGGCGGTTCCGTGAAGCCTTCCGCAGCGAACGCTGGAATGCCCGCCAGATCGACAGCCGCACCGTGGAAGGTGTGAACCTGATCGAGTTACAGGGCATGGTGGACGAGTACGGCGAGGACTCGGACGTGGTGAAAGTCCGCATCCGTGGGCAATTCCCCAGCCAGTCGGCCACGCAGTTCATCGGCGAGGACGAAATCCTTACGTCCAAGCGGCGCGAGCTACCGCCACAGACGTACCAACATGCCCCCAGAGTGGTCGGCGTGGACGTGGCCCGACACGGCGACGACGCCAGCGTTATCTTCAAGCGGCAAGGCCCGTGGACGGACAAGCCCAAGGCGTTGCGGGTCATGGACACGATGGTGCTGGTGGAAGAAATCGTGTCCGTCATCGAGACGTGGAAGCCGGATGCGGTGTTCATCGACGCCACCGGCATGGGCTGGGGCGTGGTGGATCGGCTGCGCCAATTGGGTTACTCCAAGATCATTCACGCCGTCCAGGTGGGCGAGAAGGCCATCGCGGAACGCGAGTACGTCAACCACCGCAGCGAACTCTGGGGCCGCATGCGTGCGTGGATTCGCAGTGAAGGCGTGTTGCCGGATGACCCCACGCTTGCCAGCGAACTGCAAGCCCCGGAATACGACTACGACGACAAGACCCGCATCCGGCTGGAATCCAAAAAGACCATGAAGGCGCGCGGGCAGAACAGCCCGGACCACGCAGACGCACTGGCCCTGACCTTCCACGCCACAGTCGCGCCACGCAACAAGGACGACACGCCGGACTGGAAGAAGAAGCTGCGCGCCATGTCGGGCGCTAGACGCGACCCGATGACGGCTTAAAGGAACCCCATGACGGATACCAACAACAACCGGGACAAGGCGCGTGAAGCGTTCTGGCGCTTTGGCGAAGTCCTGACCGAGCGCGGCCACGAGGACTGGATGCGCCACGCCAAGCGCCTGTCCGATCTCTACAAGGGCGGCGGGCTCATGTGGCGTCCCGAGCATCGTGCCGCGCTGGAGGCCGATGGCCGTCCGTGCCGTGAGGTCAACACCATCTTCCCGACTGTTAATGCGGCGGTGGGCATGCAGATTTCGGGCCGGGTGGACATTGGCTACATGCCGAAGGGTGGGCGGGCAACTGAGGAAGGTGCCAAGCTCATGTCCAAAGTCACCAAGCACGTCCTGGACAACACCGGATACCGCTATGCCGAAACTACTGCCTTCAATGAAGGGCTGGTGAAGCAGCGTGGGTATCTCGACATCCGCATGGACTACGAGGACTCCATCAATGGCGAGGTGAAAATCACCAGCCCGGATGCCTTCGACGTGATTCCTGACCCGGACGGCAAGACCTACAACCCGGACGGGTGGGCCGATGTCCACGTCATGCGCTGGCTGACCCTACGCGAGATCGAGGGACTGCATGGCAAGGACGCAATGGAGCTGGTCAAGGCGTCCTTCCACACCTACTGCGACGAGGCGCAGTGGGGTAGCAACGTCATCGACCGCGCCGGGTTCGGCAATGACATGCCGGCGTCCTACAGCATGGGACGCGGCTGGTACGGCCAGAACGATTACACCCGCCGCTATCGCATCATCGACAAGCAGTACCACGAATACGCCAATGCGCTGGTGGCGGTGTTCCCCGGTGGCGACTTCCGCATTGTCGAGGGCTACCCGCGCGAGCATATGGCGTGGCTGCTGGATCATGGCGTGCATCTGGTCAAGAAGCGCGTGCGCCGCGTGCGCTGGATGGTCTGCGCGCCGGAGGTGTGCCTGTACGACGACTTCAGCCCATACGAGCACTTCACCATCGTCCCGTATTTCCCATACTTCGACCGAGGGAATACGTTGGGGATGGTGGACAACATGGTTTCGCCTGCGGAATCGCTGAACAAGCAAATCAGTCAGTTCGAGCATATCGTGAACGGCAGCGCCAATGGCGGATGGCAGGGCGAGGCGAACGCACTGGAGAACATGACGGACGATGAGTTCGTCGCAAGCGCGGCACAGAACAACCTGGTGTTGCTGCGCAAGCCAAACACACAGCCGTTCACCCGCATCCAGCCTAACCCTGTCCCGCAGGGCTTGGATCGGATGATTGAGATGATGCACAACCACCTAAATATCGTGTCTGGCGTTGACCCGAACGGGATGCAGATCGACCGCAGCGACATGTCTGGCATTGCCCTGCAATCGCTCCAGTACGCACAGCAGCAGAAGCTGGCGATTGTGCTGGATAACCTGAGCCAGACCCGGCACATGGTGGCAGGACGTACCGCAAATCTGATTCAGAAGTACATGGGCAATGAGCGGGTCATCCGCATCACTGAGGTGGACAACTACGGCGTGGAGCAGCACACCCCGCTGGCGCTCAACGTCCGCCAGCCAGACGGGACGATCCTCAACGACCTGACCGCAGGCGAATACGACTACACCGTTGCCGAGAAACCCGCCAACATCACCTTCAACAACACCGAGTTCGAGCAGATGAAGGCGATGCGTAAGGACATGGGCATTGCCATTCCAGATGCTGTTGTCATCCGGGCGTCCAACCTCGCCGACAAGCACGAGATCGCCGAGGCGATGCGCGCGCAGCAGGGGCAGACCGACCCGCGCGCCGAGGCGGAAGCGGCGCTTACGCTGGCAAACCAGCGCCTTGCCGAAGCCCGTACCGTTGGCGAGAACATCAAGGCCCTGTACGCCGCGATCCAGACGGCGCAGGTCATCACTGTAACCCCGCAATCCGCAGCGATTGCCGACCAGATCGCCAAGTCCGCTGGATTCAAGGACGCGGATATGGCACCGATCTATCCGCAGAACGCAGCACCGGCCCAGGTCATCGACACTACCGCGCCGGGCGACACCACGCCGCTGACCCCAAGCGTGCCAGCCAGCCCCAATGTCGGCATCAACGCTGGCATGACTGACTCACCGATCAACCCCCCGCAGTAACCACCCCCAAAAGCGCCTGACCGCTGCCGCAAGGCGGCGCGATGGCGTGTGCCTGGAGAAAAGCCGTGCCCGATTCCAATATCCCGAGCCACAAGACCGACGAAGAACTCGCCGCCCTGCGTGCCGCCGACCCGGCTGCATTCGATGACGACGTACCAAATGACATCGATGTAGATAAAGCCGCTGAGGCCGAGCGCATTGCCGCTGAAAAGGCTGAGGCCGAAAAGGCGGAAGCCGAGCGTGCTGAGGCTGAGGCCAAGAAGCCAGACATGATCCCCAAGGGTCGGCTCAACGAGGTGCTGGCCGAACGCGACCGCGAGCGTGAGCGTGCCGAACAACTGGCCGCCGAGCTGGAAGCCCTCAAGAAAGGCCCGCCAGTTGACTATGCCGCCGAGGTCAATGCGCTGGATGCGTCTTGGAACAATGACGAGTTCGACGGCACCCACGCGGACTACATGGCAAAGCGTGATGGCCTGATTGTCGCGCGCGCCGAGCAAGACGCGATCCAGCGTTATGAGCAGACGCTGGCCGAGCGCGAGGCGCAGAAAGCCGCAGAGCAGTGGGCCACCGCCGCCAATGCGTTCGTGGAATCGCACCCGGAATACCGCGATGCCGCCGCCAAGACGGAACTGGAAGCCGCGCTGCATGGCGTGTTCGCCAAGTTCCCCGATGCCAGCGATGCCGACAAGCTGGATCGCGCACACAAGATCGTGCTGGCGATGAACGGCAAGGCCGAGGCCGAAACGCCCGCCACCAACCGCAACAAGGCCGACGCGCAGGCCGCAGCCCGCGCATCCGCGCAGCCGCCGGCCATCAATGGCGGGGTGAGCAGTGCCGGGGGGCCGATTAGCAACGTTGACTTCGCCAACATGAAGCCGGGGCAGTTCTCTAAGCTCTCGAAAGACCAGCAAGCCGCAGCGCTTGGCGGTGCCGACGCGCTGTAACCCAAAACACTAGCAAGCCCGCGATGGTGCCGGAAGGCACCTCCGTTTGCGGGTCGCTCGCCGAGTACGGCGCTTTCGTCCTGTGTGCCGACGGTAACCGCACACCGCTGACAACGCCCTGTCCGACTCGCGGCACGTAGCCCGCGCTTCCGCTCTCCGACCGGCGATCAGGTCGATCCGCACCACCTCCCTGATCCCAACCCAATTCGGAGACATACCCATGTCCGCAACTGATTTCTACGCCCAGCAGCCCTACAATAAAGATGCCTGGGGCCACAAGGCTTACGAGGAGTTCAAAGACCTATTTTTCTTCACCGGCATGCTCGGCCAGGGCGAATCCGCCATCGTTGAGCACATCACCGAACTGTCCAAGAACAACAAGGGCGAGTCCGGTGCATGGCTGCATTCCATCGCTGACATCCACGGCGGCGGCGTGTTCGGTGACAACACGCTGGAAGGCCGCTTCCGCGATCTGGATGCCAGCTTCATCAAGGTCAACTTCGACCAGCTCCGCAACGGCATCGTGACCAAGGGCCGCGTGTCTGAGCAGAAGTCTGTCATCGACACTCGCAAGGTGTTCCGCAAGAAGATGGCCCGCTGGCTGGCGGAAACGCTGGAGGAGCAGGCCATCCTTACTATGTCTGGCCTGTCCTACTCGCTGAACCTTGACGGCTCTGCCCGTTCGGTGCCGGCCGGTCAGGATGCGTGGACTTCGCTTGATTACGCATCCGATGTGGCTGCGCCGACCGCCAACCGTCACGTCCGCTGGGATGCCTCCACCGGCTTCGAGGCTGGTTCGACCGCTTCGGTGGATGCCGCTGACGTGGTGAAGTACGAAATGCTGCCCGATCTGGCGGCACTGGCTTCCACCCGCAACCTGACGCCGCTGCGCATCGGCGGTGAGGAAATCTTCGTGTGGCTGGTGCATGAAGATGCCTTTGCCGCGCTGTGGAAGGACGCCAACTTCCGTACCGCCGTCGTCGGCGCGGGCGCGCGTGGCAATGAGCATCCGCTGTTCAAGGGCCGTGGCTACCTGACCCTGAACGGCATCCTCATCAAGCCGTACAAGCGCGTCTATACCAACAAGAACGCGGCTACCAAGTGGGGCGGCGGCACTGTGAAAGGCTCCCGCTCGCTGCTGCTTGGCGCGCAGGCACTGGCGATGGCGGATCTTGGCCCGGTCGGCTGGGAAGAAGAGTTCTACGACCTCAAGAACCGCTGGGCGCTGGGCGTGGACAAGATGGCGGGCTTCCTGAAGCCGAAGTTCATGGACAGCTACACCGGCACCGTCGAGGACTTTGGCGTCATCGCCGTTGATCACGCGATCTGACAAGCCCCTGACGCCGGCCCCCAGATCGGAGCCGGCGTCTCTTACTTTACACACCAGAGGAATCACCCAATGAGCACTAACCAGTTCAATCGTCAGGAAGTCCTGTCGGCAATGGTCGATCTCGGCGTTGCCAACATCGGCGCCGGCAAAGGCTACACATCCGTCATCCCGCGTGGGGCGCTCGTCGTCGCTGTTGGGCTTTATACCGTCACCGCATTCAACTCAGGCACCACTGCTACCGGCACGATCACCGATGGCACGACCGCATTTGTCAATGCGCAGGACGTAACCAGTACCGGCATCGAAACTGTGGCCGTTGCGCAGAAGTTCTACCCAGATGGCGGAACGATCCAGTTCAACCTTGCCGAAACCGGCACTGCGGCCACCGCAGGCCGCGCCATCGGGTACGTGTCCTATATCCAGCTTGGCTGTGGCGACTACATCCAGGAGTAATCCTGTTCCGGCGGCCCGGATCGCCGGGTCGCCGTTTTCTTCAATCCCCCGGAGAGTCTTATGAAGTTCCGTTCCCCGAGCGGAGAAATCCGCGTGTCCAACGTGTTTGGTCATTCCGCCGTCGTTGGTGCGGAATGGATCGAACTCCCCGAAATCCTGCACCGCGATGCAATGGCCGCAGGTTGCGAGTGCGACCAGTCCCGCGTTGCCACCGCTGCGCCTAAGGCGGAAAGCGCACCGGATGCACCCAAGCGCCCGGCTAACGAAACCGAAGTCATCCGCGAGGCCGTCGAGCTGATGCTGGCCCGCCGTGATGATCCGGACTTTCGCAGCGACTTCACCGCCGACCAGACCCCGAACGCCAAGATCGTGGCGAAGCTCTGCGGCATGAACGTGAGCAAGGAAGCCGTGATGAACGTCTTTGTTGCGATGCAGAACGAAGTCGCGGAGTAAGACATGGCCGAAGCCTCTGCCCTGCTGGCCGAGTACCGCCGCAGGGCGGACGACCGGACTGAACCCTACTTTCTGTCTGACGCGCAGGCGCTGGTCCTGCTGACGGAGGCGGAACAGGAGGTCTGCCAGCGATCCCACCCGATCTTCGATTGCGACACCGCCGATGTGGTGGAGTACGCCGTTGCCGCCAACCAGTCCAGCATCGCGCTGGACCCGCGCGTGTGGCGGGTTGACCACGCCACCTTCACGCCAGACGGCGCGTTGCGCGGATGCCGCATCGAGCTGACCGGCATCGACGCGATCCGCGACATGCAGGACGGGCGAACGGTCATTTCCAGCCGTCCATCCCATGCCGCCCACAGTGGTCGCAGCACGCTGACCCTGTACCCCGCGCCGAGTGGCGCCGGCACCATGCGTCTGGACGTGTACCGCTTGCCGCTCTACGACATTGAGGACGCATCCGACGAGCCTGAAATCCCACCCGAGCTGCACATGGGGCTGGTGGATTGGGTGCTGTACCGCGTGTACGACACCCCTGACATGGAGTTGACTGATCCGCAGCGCGCACAGCGGGCACTAGCCGACTTCACCATGCGCTTCGGTGAACGCCGCACGGGAGATGCCCAGCGCCGCCACCGTGAACGCCGCCGCGTCACGGCCAGGAACGTCTATCCGTGAGGCGCCAAGACCCGCCAATGGTCGGCATGGGCGGCTTCCCCGCCGGCCTGAACAACCGCGCCGCCGACACTGCCGGCCCGGAGAATGACGCGGGCGCACCCATCGCGTTGCGGGAGGCGGTCAACGTCTCGCTGCACAACGACGGCTCGCCGTTCCGCCGCCCCGGCCAGACGCAGCGCGTCACCGGCAAGGCGCATTCCCTGTTCGCCTTCCACGATTGGCTGCTGTCCGTAGTAGATGGCGAGCTTCGTGGCTACCGGCAGGCGCAGGATGGAAGCCTGACGCTGGACGTTACGCTTGCCACGCCGGGCGACCGCTTTTGCAGCTTCGCTAGCGACGACTACAGCGCATGGTGGAGCAACGGAGTCACGTCCGGCCGCATCGGCGAGGATCTGACCGCGCATCCGTTCTGGGTCGGCACACCGAACCCCGTCACCGTAGCCGCTGTCAGCAATGGCGGGCTTGCCGCCGGGCGCTATGAGGTTTCCGTTACGGCTGTGGACGCCGAGGGCCGGGAATCTGGCGCATCCGGCCCCGTGCAACTACTGCTGTCGGCGGGGCAGGGGCTCAACGTCACTCTCCCGTCGATCCCGGAAGCCTGCCTGCGGTGGCGCGTGTACGTCACCCCGCCCGATGGCGACGTGTTCTACCAGTGCGCCGACCTTCCAGCCAACGCTGGAGGGTACGTCATTGGCGTACACACACCGGGCGCGAAGCTGGAAACCCTGTGGCTGCAACCGCTGGTGCCGTGCCAATGCTTGCGCTATGGGCATTCGCGTTTGTTTGGGCTTGCTGGGAATGTGCTGATCTGGTCGGAGGCATACAGGCTTGGCCTGATGCACCCGGATAACCATATTGTCTTGGGCAGCGAAGCCACATTGCTTGAGCCTGTAGGAGACGGCACCGATGCCGCTGGCGTGTGGGTAGCGGATCACAAGCGCACGTACTTCATGGCAGGGGCAGACCCTAGCACATGGCAACAACAGGCGCGGTATCCGCACGCCGCAGTGCCGGGCACGTCAATGACGTTGCCAGGCAGCTATTTTGGGCTGGAGATAACAGGTGATGTCGCCTATTGGATGGCGCGCAACGGTACGCCGTGCATCGGCTTGCCGGGCGGTCAACTCATTCCGCTGCGTGAGGATGCGCTTGCACTGCCAGTGGATGCAGAGCGTGGTGCCACCGGCATGATGCTGTTCGATGGGATTTTCCAGCTTTTGACCACCACGATTGCGGCATCTGCCAATGCGGCTGCGGCCAGCGACAGCGTGGATGCCACTGTCACCCGCCGGAATCATCGGCAACCCTAACCCGGCTTCCGGGCCTTCCGCCGAAAGGCATTTACATTGAGGTATTTATGACCGACCTGATGAAGCACCGGGGCGAAGTGCTGCGCGCGCTCGCCAACCACAAGTACGACATCACCGACGACGGCAGCATCCTGCTGGGCGCTGGGATCAACGCAACGCCGATGGGCGTGTTCGACGTGGAACACAAGCGCGGCGGCGACCTGATCGCCCGTGTCGCCGGCTCCAATGTTATCCCGACCGAGGGCTTGAACCACATCCTGTCCATCGTGGTGGCGGGTGGCAGCCAAGTGCTGACCTGGTACATGGCGCTGTTCGAGGGCAACGTGACCCCTGGCGCATCACTGACGGCGGCGACGTTCACCGCAACCACGACCGAATGCACGGCTTATACCGAATCCACCCGCGTGGCGTTCCAAGAGGGCACCCCCGCGACTGGTGTGATCGACAACGCCAGCAACCGCGCGATCTTCACCATGAATGCGACCAAGACCGTGTACGGCGGCGCACTGCTGTCCGCATCGGCGAAGTCGGCGACGACCGGCTCCCTGCTGGCGGCGGCTCGCTTCGCCACGCCGCGCAACGTGGTGGCTGACGACGAACTCAGTTGTAGGTACACCCTGACGCTGACATCCGCATAATGCTTGCCATCACAAAACGTTGGCATGTGGCGCGGTTCCGGTTTGCCAAATGGGCGTTGGCCAAGGTGGTGATCCCGATGTGGACGAAGCTGGATGCCGTGGTGAAGGCGGCAGCCACGGCGGCCAATGACCAGCACGACAAGGCACGTATGCGCCTTGAAGTGTGCAAGCGGTGCCCTGCGTTCGACGCCAAGCTGCGGCGATGCCGCGATTGCGGCTGCTTCATGCCGGCAAAGACGCAACTGCCGAACGCCAAATGTCCGCAGGGCAGGTGGGACTAAATGCCCCGTTACCCGGAGTGGTTCAAGAAGGTGGGCGACACTGCCGCACATCCAAAGGCATTGGATGTTGGCAAGAAGCTGCTGGGGTACTTGGCCATACGCCGGGAAACCCCCGGTGTGCAGACGTTGGTGCAACGGGTAACGCTGGATGATGGCACCACTGTGGAGGCAAGCTTTGCCGGCGATCAACCACAGGTGATTGTGTATTCACCCGATGGCAAGGATGCCTGTGAGCTCTATGTGGAATCCGGGCTGCTTGACTTGGGGCCGAACATCGCAGGCGATGCGGATAAGCGGTTTAACCGTGGGCCGCCGGAGTTTGGCGACACGCCGGCCACGCTGTATTTCGGTGACGGTGTGGACTGTTCGCCTGGCGATGCTGGCCTCAACGGCAAGGTGCGGGTGAATGCTAAAACGAAAACGCTGACCAGCGAGTGCCTGCCGAAGCAAGGGCGCACCGTTCAATCGCGGCTCACTGACCCGGCCAAGAAGAAGGCGCAGGCGATGTTGCCTGCAAGTTGCTGGTCTGGGTTGATGCAGCGGTATGTGCAGGCGGTGTATGGCGGGGATTCGCTTGATTACTCCGTATCCGGCGACGTGCTCATCGTCGAGGGCGTGCAGGTCGGCGGGATTGGCATGAGCGTCGGTCTAGTCAATCTGGAAGGGTCGCTGCAATTCGTCTATGCAGGGAGTGGGCCGGTCTACGCAGCGAATGTGCGATTCAAGACCAAATGCGGCGAAGCGGTATACCGCATGTGGAAGCAGGTGCGAGACCGCGCACCCGCGGCAGAGGCAGACAAGATCCTCACAATCGCATTGTCCGAAGCGTATCCAGACGATGTGATGACTCAAATCGGAGACGCAGGCGAACTGCAATTCGTCTCATCCTATGGCTGGCAGTTCAACCCAGACGAGCCGAATGCCTACGTCGTGGCGGTGGATGATGCGAATGCCATGCTCAAGCGGCTTTCGATCAGCGCGGGCGTTGCAGGACTTTCCGCAGAAATCACTGACGTGGAAGTGTCAGAACTGCCACCAGTCATGGTGTCGTGCGCTGTATCCAACCCTGGCATGTCAGCAATCCCCATGTGCGTGACCAATGCTGATGCGGTCGCGGCGCGAGGAGGCGCGGTGCGTGGCTCGAAATACGAACACCCCATCGCCTGCTACTTCGATGATGGGTTGGTGGTCATTTACTACATCCACGACAACAGCCTCGATCGTGATGTCGTGGTGCCGGACGGCATGCAATGCGGCACCGGCTACTCGCCGGGCCAACGCCAGAACATCGCCATCCCCGGCGAGGACGGCTATAACTACCTCGTCAACGCGACCGAGGACCAAGGCGATTTCTTCACCGCCGACTACTGGACCAACTTCGGCTACCAGCATGCCGGCAATGCGATCACGGGGGTCTACGCGCGCCGCGATGGCGCAACGCTCTGGAGTACGGTAGAGGACACGCCGGTCCTGTACCTGCGCACAAACAGTCCGCTCTCGCCGCATGCTGAGTACGTCGGCGGCGCGTGGAACTACACCGCACTCTTTTACGAGTACGTTGCGGCCGGCACCGATACCGAGTCCGGCTACGAGAGCGGCACCACCGGCGTCAGCCCGCCCGTGTACTACAGCGGCACGAATAACACCGCGAGCTACATGTCGGCCGACCCGCTCTGCGGACGGCACGATGAAGGCGTCTACATGAACTGTGGCGAGGCGACGCCGCCTGCGTTCACGGAGACGTGCGAGGAAGGCGAATCCCCCTTCTACGAAACCGAGTGGACGATCACACGGCCAATTTCCAACTACACCACCCGCGCAGCGGACGTGCAGGTCATCGCCGGGGCGGCCCATGAGATCGCCATCCCGCGTGGCGATTGCGCGTCCGTCGCCTGTGCCCGCGTCAACCGACAGGGATGCGCGCCGAGATACGGCATGGATGCCAGCCCGGCGACGAACTACTCGCACTCGGTCATGGTGCAGAAGCACTACACCGGCGGGCATGTGTTCGAGCCGCCAACCGTGCCAGAAGAATGCCTCGGCGCTGGGCGCATTGAGGGAGAAAGCACCCTGACCTGCAACGGCGTACTGAAGGAAGTCGTTCCTTATGCCAGCGGCTCGGCGGATCACCTAGCTGTGTGCGTTACCTGCTGGGTGCCTGGTGAACCGTGGATTCGCCAGCAGGAGGTCGCGGCCTTCATGCAGGCGACGACCAAGATCCTGTTCAACGACGCAGACACCGCAACCAGAGCCGGCGGCATCAAGCAGTTTGGCGGCGCCGGGACTGACGTGTTCACGACGACGTGGGCATTCACGGCAGGAGCCAGCTTCGAGTTCCTAATCGACTCGCAGCACGGCGCGTTCTTCCGAGACCACATCACATCAGACTTCGATCACGCGCCAACGACCGTTGAGGACGCCGGAGGCGAGTCATCCATCGAAGAATGGGTGATCCGCGACGAGTCGATTCTACAACGCGATTTCGACTATACCGCGCGTCGCAGCCTGCTCGGCGCAAAGACCCAATGGGACGACCCGTTCGCCTTCGGCGCCAGCGTCAACATGGACCGCGAGACCATTTCCGGGGGTTACCCCAAAGTCAGAACGCCCAGCTTTGTAGGCTGGGCATAGGAGAACGCCATGACAATCACATTCCTGGATCGCGCGAAGGAAACAACGACGGGCACCGGGTTGTCCGCGCTCAATCTGGACGGGCCGATGCCGGGATTTCTTGGGCTTCCCACGACAGGAGAAATCTATTACTGCATCCTCGCCGATGATGGGAGCGAGTGGGAAGTAGGGAGTGGTAGTGTCACTGAAGGACCCCCCAATTTTCTCGGGCGGCACACTGTCTACAACAATCATCTGGGTATTGCCGACAAGGTGGATTTCTCTCCGGGAACCAAGCACGTATTCTGCGTTGCGCCGGCGCAGCACCATCTCCAGCTTCAGGGAATGCTTGATGCGTCCATGTCCGGGCGAGGCATGGGCTCGATTGACGGCGGCGTGACCGAGGGCGATACGCCGGGGAGCTTGTTGGTCAACTGGCCTGTCCCGTTCTCCGAGGCATGCGGTATTTCGTTCCTGTTTGCGCGATATGCCGCATTCGTAAAGAAAAACGCGCCGCCGTTCCGGGTAAAGGCCTGGGAGGGCACATTCACGATCACGGCCGATGCGGTGACTGACTTCACGAAGGAGGTCGTGTCAAACCCGGACACCATTGATGCCGATCTGACCGGCGTTGCGCTCTCAAGCGGCGACATTTTATTTGATGCGGTGGGCACGACAGGCTCAACAGAAGAATGGATATGGACGATCAGGGTTGATGTGTCGCTGTCCGCAGGGAATGGTTGCTGATGCCTGGCCTTGGCCCACTCTCCGGCGCGCCGTTGAGCGATGAGGGCGGGGACACGCCGATCCCGCCCGATCTGTTCCCCGACATCGAGTCCGGCGCGAACTGCTACGACGACCCGCTTGCGATCTTCCTCAACGTGATCGAGGACGCGCTGTTTGGGACATTCCCGACGGGGGATGCTGTTATCCGCAACCTGCTGGAATCTGGCGGGGCAGTCGGCACTGCCAGCATTGCCAATGTGCGCATGCGGGCGCTGGCGTCGGATGCGGCCTTGCTGCTGCTGGAGGAAGCCAGCCAAGTCCTGATTGTGATCAAAGAGCGCATTGTTGCCGCCAGCGATTTCAATTGTCGGGCAAGTTTCAAGAGCACCGTCAAGGACGGCGGCAAGTTTACCGATGCAGTAGCGTCAGCATGGGGGATGTTGCTGGCAGATGCGGGCAGCGCCAGTGATGACGCACAGGTCACCTTGCGCAAGCTGGCAGCACTGGCAGAGACACTGCATGCCCTAGGCAATGTGCAAGGTAAGCTGATGGCGCAGGCAGCGGTGGCTGTTGCCGCCGCGTTAGAAGCGCGTGTGGTTGCAGGCTGGAGTGTTGCGGCTGTGGATCAAGCCGCCATGACTGACGAGGCACGCAACACACTTACTGCGATGCTGGCTACAGGGGATAGCGCCATTGCCGGGGATGTGCTCACACCAAGTTTGCGCATGCTGTTGCTGGCAAGCGACGCTGCAACCGTAGCGGATGACCCGGCGGCCATGCTGCGCGCGTTTGACACCCTGCATGACGGGGCGACGTTGTATTGCACGCTGCGGATGGGTGGCACGGACTATCAGGGCTGGGTGCTGAATACCCAGCTCCGCGCAGTGACGGAATACCGTAATGTGCCGTTTGATAGCTTTGCCATTGTCAATGGCCACACGTATGCAGCAGGTGACGCTGGCATTGTGCAGTTGACTGGCGACACGGATAACGGTCAGCCAATTGATGCGTGGTTTCGTCCGTTCTTGACCAACTTTGGCACCCACAAGATGAAGCGCGTTTCGGACATCTGGATTGGCACGTCGGCCAAGGGGCTGCTGGTCAAGGTTCACACCAAAGACCCTGCGACCGGCCAGATGACCGAAGACATCTATCCCGTTGAGTATTCCCACGGCACTGGCAACGACAAGTGCCGGGTGAAGGTGGGGCGCGGGCTTACATCGAACTGGTGGACGCTGACCGTCGCCAACGTGGCCGGCGCCGACTTCGCCATCGACGGCATTGACTGGAAGCCGCTGATCCTCGACCGCCGCCAGTAAGCGTCCCCCACCCTTTCCTGCTGCCTGCCCCGCAAGGGGACGGGCGGCGTTTGCCTGGAGCAACAGATGTCGATGCCCTACGCCACCGAGCCGCCCAGTACACTGGACGCAACCCAACTGGTCAACGAGGGCTGGCAATACTTCAACGGCAAGTCCAACGAGCTGATGGAGAAGGTCTCCATGCAGCTCAACGGTATTGCGCAACCGTTGCTGGGCATGCAAGCCCCGTCGATCAGTTTCTCGCTGCCGGTACTGGAGGAGGGCACGTTCACCCGGCCGGTCGCGCCCACGGCGCCGGATGTGCCGGAGGTGGATGCCACCGTGCCTGGCCCGCCGGCGCTGGCGCCTGTGGCGCTGGATGCGCTGCCGCCGATGCCGCAGGAGCCGGACTTCGGTGGACTGGCCTACCGCCCGCCAGCCGCGCCGAACGTGTCTGTACCGCAGCGCCCTGCCGACATGGATGTGGCGCTGGAAACCGTGACCGTGCCCGATGCGCCGGGTTTTGTCATGCCGACCGACCCAACCCTGTACGCGCTGAACCTGCCGACGATTCCCGATCTGGTCATCCCGGCGTTCGATGGCGTCCGGCCCACGCTGAACCTGCATGCGCCAGTGGATGGGCTGAACTGGAGCTACAACCCCTACGACACCACTGAGATTGATTCGATCAAGTCGCAGTTGGGCGCGATGCGGATCAATGGCCTGGCGCTGCCTGCCGCCATCGAGCAGGCCATCTTCGACCGCGCACGCGGCCGTGAGGACGTGCTGAGTCTCCAGCAGGAGCAGGAGGCGGGAAGGGCGCTTGCCAGTCGCGGGCTTCGGCAGCCGGCCGGACTCATGGCGCAGTCGCTACAGGCTCTACGTGACAGGGCGCGGCTCACGTCCTCCGGAGCTTCGCGCGATCTTGGCATCGAGATTGCCAAGCAGAACATCGAGGCCATCCGGTTCGGGCTGTCGCAAGCCATCGCGCTGGAATCCTCGCTGTTGCAAAACCACATTGCGGTGCAGGGCCTCACGCTGGATGCGGCAAAGGCTGCGCACACGGCGCTGATCGCGGTGTTCGAGTCGCAGGTAGCCCTACACAACGCTCAATGGGAAGGCTTCAAGGCCGAAGCGCAGGTGTACGAGGCTCGGCTCCGGGCGCTGGCAACGCAGGTTGACATGGCGAAGGCCCGCATCGACGCCGAAAAGGTCAAGGGCGACATCAACGAGGGGTTGGTTCGCGCCTACGGCGAGAAGGTCCGCGCGCTGTCTGCCCTTGCCGATATGTACCGGGCGCAGGTTGACGCAGCTAAAGCAAAGGGCGAGATCAACGTACAGCGGTTGGAGCAGGTACGGCTGCGCCTGCAAGCCTACGGCACGGACGTGGATGCCTACGGCAAGCAGTGGGACGCCTTTGCCAAGCAGGCCGAGGCCGAAGCCACCGGCATCCGCTACTACGAGGCACTGGGCAACGTGTTCGGCAACCGCGTGAGCGCATGGCGTGGGCAGGTGGAAGCGCAATCGAGCCGCGCGAGCACCCAGATTGCGGCCAACGGCCAGCAGCTCGACCTGTTCCGCGCCACCCTGGCCGGCATCGCAACCCGCGTGCAGGCGCAGGCCACCAATGTGGATGCGGTGACCAAGGTGTTCTCCGCGCGCACGGCCCTGTTCGGAACCGAAGGGCAGGTGTCGGCAGCCGAAAGCGCCGCCGCAGACCGCACGGCAAGCCTGCGCATGGATCAAGCGCGCCTCCTGTTCGATGGCGCGGTGCAGAACGCGCGAATCGCCGCGGACTACGGCATCAAGCGCGCGGAACTCGCCATCGAAGGTAGCCGCGGTGCGTCGCAGGTGTGGGGACAGCTTGCCGCCAGTGTGTTGTCCGGCGTGAATCTGGGTGCCAGCACGAGCCAGAGCGGAAGCTGGTCTTGGAGCTGGACGGGCGAAATCTAACCTCAAAGGGGAACCACATGGCACTACGTCCTAGCGGCATGACAAACGATCAGTGGAAGCAGCTAAGTTCAGCAATGGAGCCTAATGTTGATGACGCTGGAAAGAAACTTGCGGTAGCCAAGGCGGCGCACGCTGCGCTGGTTGCTCCGGAAATCCAGCAACCGCAATCTTCTGCGACATCCGTAGGGCGCAGTCTTGGGGACTTCGCGGCTCGCGCAATAGACTTGTCCGGCACCCCGCTGCGCGCTCAACTTGATATGGCGAATGCAGCGGCAATGTATGGCCGTAATGTCGTTAGGGGCGCTCTTGGCAAGCCGGCGCTGGAACCTGCGCAACTGGAAGCGAATCGAGTGCAGAACTGGCTGGCGGCATTGCGCGCATCGAACACCGCACCCGTAGCCTCGACTACCGCCACGCCAGCACCGCGTCCACAAATACCCGCCGTCGCCGCGCCAAGTAGTCCGACCCAGCAGACTGCGCGTACCGCTACGCAGCCGCCTGCCAGCCCCCCAACCGGCATGGGGGTGCCGGCGGGGGCTGGGGGGGCTGCACCTATCCGTCCAGGCGACCCCAACACCTTCACGGGCACCAACGGCATTACCCGCCGTGTACCGATGCCCGGTACAATGGACGCAGCGACTAACCAGAGCGGCAACGTGCAATCGCAGAACTTCGGGAATCCAGTGGTTCCGCAAGCTCAAGCGAGTATTGCCAGCCCCCGTGTCGCCAGCACGTTCGGAATGAGCGTCAACGATCCGCGATTGAACGATCAGGCGCCGCAGTCGGCGGCCATCGCGCAGCCTACGCAGAACCCTCCGCGTCCGCAGTCCTCGCCGTTCGATGCGGGCTTTGCGGGCCGCATGTCCGGCGACACCACTGCGATTGCTCGCCCCGGCGCGAACTTCCGGATGACGGTCCCGAATGGCGTGTCCTATCGCAGCGCCGATGCGATGGCTGAGGCGTACAACAGCCGCGAAGATCGGGAGGCTCGCCAGAAAGTTCTGAGTGACCTGGACAGCCAACGGTTCCGCCTGGAAATGATCGCCGGCAACCCCGGCCGCCGTGGCCGCGCCGCACTGGATGCGCTGGGGCAGAACGCACAGCAGCAGGCCGCGTTGGCCGCAGGCGGCGAGAAACTATCTGCCGATGCCGTGCAGGGGCGAGCGAGCCGCAACAACGTGCTTGCCAATACCGGCATGGAACAGGCGGGGCAGACGCAGCGGCAGCAGATGGCGGGGGACGTGGCATCGCAGGGGCAGTTCCTTGATTACGACGCCAAGAACCGGGCGACGAATGCAAGCCTGATTGATAAGCCGCAGTACGTCACCGACCGCTCCGGTAACTTGGTACAAGTAGCTGGTGGCAAGGGGGCTGGCGTCACTGGCGCGGATGGGGCTGTGATCAAGATGCCGCAGACGACGAAGGTTGACAATGATGCCCTGTCGGCCGTGAGCAAGGAGCTGACCGCGCTCATCAACAACCCGCCTGAAATGGGCGCAGATGCCACGGCCTACAACAACAGGCTGGCAGAGCTTCGCGCGCAGCAGTCGGCATTCCTTGGTGGCGGGCAGCAGCCAGCGCAGGTCACCAGCAAGGCGCAGCTAGACGCGCTCCCCAAGGGAGCCCGCTACATCGCACCGGACGGCAAGACCTACACTAAAAACTGACCGTCACCCCCGCAGCGACAAGGACACAGCATGGCGAACGAGGATTGGTGGAAGGCTCAAGGCACGCCCGTTGCACAGGGCGAGGATTGGTGGTCTAGCGCAGGCACCCCGGATGCACCCACCCAGGCGACCCCGGCACCCGCTGCTATTGAGCAGCCAGAGACGGGCGACTTCATGCGTGGCCTGAAGCGCGTTCTTCCGGAAGCCAAGCAGCTTATCGGCGGCACGATGGTGGCTATCGGCGACAAGACCGGATGGGATGGGCTGCGCGACAAGGGGTTGGACATCTACAAAGGGCAGGAGGCCAAACTCGCGCCATTGCAGCGTCCGACCGACTCCTTCACAGAGGCATGGAAGCAGACCAAGGGCGGCAACCTCGGTGCTGGCGTGGACTTCCTGCAAAATGCAGCGGGCTACACGGCTGGACAGGCGCTTGAATCGCTGGCGGCGGCTGGCGTTGGCGCGGCGATTGGCGGCATCGCAACGCCGGAAGTGGGCGGGGCTGGCGCAATCCCCGGGGCCATAGGCGGATTCGTGGCAAAACAAGGCATCAAGCGCGCCGTCAAGGCCGAGGCCGAGAAGATCATCGCCGAGCAGGTGGCGAAGGGCGTAGCGAAGTCAGAGGCCAAGAAGCAGGCCGCCGGATACGTGGCCGAGAACACGGCTAAGGATATGCTGGCCAAGCAGGTTGCCAAGGAGTACACCGAGGCGCAACTTCGCAAGATTGGCGGACGGGCGGCGGGTGCCGCCATCGGTACGCAGGGCATGAACACGGTTATGGAATTGGGCTCCGTGTACCCAGAGGCGTACCAGAAGGCGCAGAAAGAAGGTCGGGAGATGACCAGCGCCGAGAAGAACAAGGCCATTGGCGCATCGCTGGCCGCCGCCGGCTTGGAATCGGCGGCCGACCTGTTCAACCTGGGCGTGCTGTTCCGTGGCGCGAAGGGCGCAGCGCGTGATACCGCTGAGCGTGGCTTGCGTCAAGCCGTCAAGGAATACGGAAAGCGGGCGGCAGTGGCCGGAACCGAGGGCGCACTACGCGAGGCTGGCACGGAAGCGGCGCAGACTGGGCTGGAACGCTTCGGCGCAAGCCAGAGCCTCAACGACGCAGATGCGTGGCGGGATTACATCGACTCCGCTGCCGTTGGGGCAGTGGGTGGCGCGCTGTTCGGCGGGGTCGCCGCGCTCCGGCAGGAGCAGCAGGGCAATGCGCCGAAGTTCGGCGGCGACACGCTGGACAAGGCGCGAGCCGACTATACCGACGCCGCCTACTCAGGCGATCCAGACAAAGCAAAGCAGGCGGCGCAGACGTTGGCGGCAGAAGTGGCGAATCAGGGGCGGGCATCCCTATCCGACCAAGAACCGCCTACCGGAGGCTCGCCCGCCGCCGATACGTCTGAACCCCTGTCTGGCGTGGCCGCGCCGCTGGGTGGTGAGATCATCCCGCAGCAGCCAGCCCAAGCCGCGAAGGAGCCGCAAACCCCAGCCGCGCAGATTGCTGCGAACATGCGGATGGAAGCGCAGGTGCAGCGCGCCAACGCCAAGACCGTGCTGGGCCGCGCAGCAGCGGACGCTACGGACATGCAGGCCGATACCGTGCAGGCGTCCGACCCGTTCGACTTTTCTGGCATTGGCGCGACCCGTAACGATGCGCCGCCTACGGATGGCTTCACCCGCCTTGGGGCCATCGCGCAAAGCCTGAACCTTGATCCAGAGGCCATCGTTGCAGCCGCTCGCGCTGACGTGGGCGATGACCCGAAGTATTCGCTGGATGGACTGGACGACCGCATCCTGACCACCTACGCGCAGAGTCTTGCGCCAACCGTACAGCCTGCACAGGCACAGGATGGTTTTACATCCGAAGGGGCTGTGGGTTTTCAGCCGACGCCTGTGCAGGCTCCTTCCGTGGAGGCTCAAAGTGGACAAGCGAACCCGGTGGAAGGTGGCGGGCTGGCAGGCGAGAGCCCTGTTGCTGCTGGCGCTGAACCCGCCATTGCCAGTGTTCCGGCTGCTGGAGCACAGGCGGAAGGAGTAGCAGGCAACGCCGCTCTTGGGGCGATTTCCGACATTCCGTTTCAGCAGATCGGCGATCTCGGAGTTGCGGGAGAGCTTACCGCCGGCATGGTGCCGCCAGCCGATTGGGATGCGCTGCGTGCCGCCGGGCTGGTCATGAATGCCATCAGCGAAGATGGAAGCCCGTATGAGTACGTTCCTGCCGCTGCGTTGTGGGATGAGCGAGAGCGTCGGTCGAATGAAGCACGATCTCGTGCGCGTGCATCGGTGATGTCTGTCGAAGAAAAGCAGCAGGCGCGCGAGATCCGGGCCAGCAACTACGACCGGCTGGCGCAAGAGCAGGAGGATCTAGGGGAACTCGGCGACTTGGACAAGGCGGCCGAGCTTAGGGCTATGGCCGAGCGCGTCCGAGCTGGGCTTCCGGCGCGAGAGAAGTCGCCGGCTACGGCTGCTCAGGCTCCGCAGGCTGCCAGCTCATCCGCTCCGCAAACAGCGCAGCCTCCGCTGGAGACAGTTCCCGACCGTCAATCAAAACCTGAGTCCACCAGCCTTCCCGCGCCGCAACTCGCCGCTTCCACTCCGCCGACGGCTCAAACACAGTCCGCGCAAGAAGCCGGCCCGACCCTCCAAACAACGACTGCGGCGACTGCTGTCCCATCCCCACAGGGTACGCCTGTAGAGGGGGGTGGGCAACAGGATATGGCTGCTGTTTTCCGCGATGCGTACCTGAAAAAGTATGGCCAGGATCGCGCGCTTCCCGATGAAAGCTACCAGCGCGCGGCCGAAGAAGTCATGTCCGCCGTGCGCGAGAAGGATGCGGATGCGCTCATTGGGCGAAACATGGGCAACCCAGACGCCTCCGCCGCTGCGCGTGCGGTGTTCGAGGCCGCCACCGGCATCAAGCTGCCCAAGGGCCGCAAGGCGACCGAGGCGGCCATCGACGCATGGGCTGGCGTGACGCCAGAGCAACGCGCTGGGATCAAGCAAGCCAAGCGCGACAAGCTGGCGCGCGAATCCACTGCTAGGCAAGTTTGGTACGAGAAGCGTGCTGCCGATAGCGTGACGGTCAAGGCGCGGGAAGGCGACATGCGCGGCGGCGATTACGTGGACAGCCTGTATGCCAAGGGGTTCAACCGCATCCACAAGCGCGGCACGACGACGTACCTCGTCAACGAGGCAGGCTCCGGCATCCGCCTCAACCACAAGACGTTCTCTGCCTACGCCCGCGCGCTAGAGGCCGAGCGGCAGGCGGCCGAAGCCGACGGTTTGCAGACCGCCGAATACGCTAACTCTGAGCCAGATTCAACGCCGAAAGAAAAGCCGTCCAAGAAACCCCGCTCCGCGATGACCAGCAAGGAGCTGCGCGAGGCGGAGAAGGCGAAGGCGGCAACGTCCAACGGCCTGCCACCCGGCTTCGTGCGCGTGCAGCACGGCGTAATGGATGCGATCGTTCGTCAGGCCGACCTCGACGGCAACGCGCCGCAACTGCGGACCTACACCAGTGACGGCAAGGGCAAGCAGGGGTTCGTCAAGCGCGAGAACGTCCAGCGGGTTGAGGCTGCGCAGAAGGTGGCAACCGCCACCCACGCCGACCCTGGCGGCGCGCCGGAAGCGGTGACGCCAGCCGTCATTGCCGATGCGGCCAAGACCGCAGACCGCGCACCGACCGTGAGCATGGCCGAGGCCCGCAAGGTGCTGCTGGCGAAGCTCGACGCCGCGATCAAGGCTGCGCCGAATGAAGGCGTGCTGGACAACCCGCCGACGACGAAGGCTAGTAAAAACAATGGCCGCAAGGCGTGGGAAGTGAACATCGGCCGCACGCTGGACAACGGCTTGAAAGTCCAGGCGCTGACCATTGCCGAGAGCCATGACGGAAATACCTACAGCATCGGCATCGGCGGCAAGGTGCTGCCGGTCGGACACAAAGACAACACGCTGGCGAAGGAAGGCTCCCTGCTGGCCGCTCGCCTGACCGCAGCGCGGATGCAGCAAGGTGCGGACTGGAAGCCAAGCGGCACCAATGGCAAGTGGACGTTCAACCCCGTTCCGGCGGGCGTGGCCGACACCATCACCATCGACGTTCCGGGCGATGGCATCTTCAAGGTGCGCAACACCAAGGAGCGGCTGACCGAGTTCCGCAAGCAGGTGGAATCTTCCTTCAGGCTACCCAAAAACGACACCCCGAAGCCTGAATCGCTTACCGTCAGCCAAGCCACGCGCGACAAGATCATGGCGGAAGCGGAGGCGGTGGACGATGCAGTGCCAGAACAGCCAGCTCCCGCTGTCATCGAACACAACGGCACGCGCATCTACCAGGCACGCGTCAGGTCGGGCGAGGAAGTCGTGACCCGATTTGCCGTGGAGTCCGCCGACAACAAGGCCAGGCGCGAAGCCGGCGAGCGCACCATCGGCGGCGACTCGCTGCACGCCACGCTGGAAGCCGCGAAGAATGCTGCGGACATGGAGCGCAAGCAGAAAGAGCAGAAAGAAGCCAGCGACGCCGCGCTGAAAGCCGAATCCGACGCGAAGGCGCAAGCCGACGCCGCCCGCAAGGCCGACGACCTTAACGGCTTCACTGCCGCCATGTCGGCGATGCAGGCCGGCAAGGTCAAGGCCGCACTCGACAAGCAGGTTCGCTTCGATGGCGTCGTGATGACCCTGCGCGAGCGCGTGGAGTCACTTCATTCGGCTGGCACGTTGTCCGTGGAGACGTTCGAGGAGCCGGCCATCAAGCCGATGACGCGCACGCAGTACAACCGCGCAACACAGCGCGAGCAGGATGCGCACGAAGCCAAGATGAAGGCCGCTGGCAACAAGACCGTATATCTGGTCAACGAGTCCGACATCGGCAAGACGGCATACGACTACGCGAACTATTTGCTTTCGCAGACAGAAAGCACATTCGGGCCGGAGCAAGGCAAACCCTCTCGGCAAAACCCACAGTCGGAGGCTACCACGCCAACCCACGCATACAGGATCGAAGACAACAGCGACGCCAAACGCGGCGAGTTTGTAGTGGTGGATGAAGGCGGGCGTGCGGTAGCAGCATTCCAGCGCAACCGTGACGGGTTGCCAAAGGCTATCTACTACATCGACAAGTCTGCGCGGGCAGCGGTGGATAACGTACTTGGTATCGGGAAATCACCTGAGCCTACGGCATCAGGCCGGGACAAGGCATGGGGCGAGCGCGTCAAGGCATCGAAGGATGCCGGCAACGTGCATCTGGATACCGTGGACTCCAGCGTTGAGGCCATGCGCGCCTACACCATCTTCGACGTTCACAACCCCAGCGATCGCGGCGTCATCGACACCGTGGACAACCGTGGCAACGTCTATGTCCTTTGGGACGATGGCAGGAGATCGTTTCTTGGGCCTTCGGACTTGAAGGACTACGCGATGGCGCAGGTTCCGCGCCTTGACTCGAAGGGACTCAATGCGCTTCGGAAAAGGTATGAAAAGGCGAGCGCCGCGGCCAATGCAGCATCCAGAAAGCAGGAACAAGAGCGCGTTTCCAGCGCGGTTGGCCGTATCGAGTCGGAAGTCCGTGAAGCCAAGCCGTTGCTGGACATGGCGATGAGCGGATCTAAGGCGCAGCGCGAGGCCGCGCAG